CCTACACTACGGACATCAGGCGATTGTACTCTTTCGCTACTTTCTCATCTCCCCAAATTACTATATCGTCTCCCAGTATGAAATACTGGTCGAAATTATAGTGTTTGTGGATATGATACCCGGCAACCCTTACCACCAGATGGTGGCAAAGGGCAAAGATAACCCAGGAGGTATAAGCCCCCATAGGTTGCCCGGCCCGGTATTTGACATATTCCCTAGTCCAGGGTACGTAAAATGGTAGAGATACCAGAATGCGTTCCCAGGCCCTAGCTGGTCTTTCACCAATAAGCATTCCAAGGACTTCTCTCTGAAAAGAGATAGGAAATCGGTCTGTTGCTGATGTTAGATCAAAGGAATAGAAAGGAGCGAATGGACGGTGGGGATCAAAGCCCATTTGATTAGTAGACATATCAGTCCCTTTGAACCAAACACTTAGATGTCTTAGGACAAATAGGTGCAAGGGTCTCAGAGATGTCTGTGTCCAATAATCAAATATGGCAATGATTCTGGATTTCCCCCCAGGGTCTTTAACGATCGAAAGACGTCTCAACTCTTTATGAGTTGGGTCGCATTTCATCCAGTCAGCCCATTTAATTTTTGGGGTAGTAATACCTTGATCATTAAATCGGCCCTGGACCTTCGCCTAGATTTCATGGCACCCAAAACTATAGTCTTGGATCTAACTCTTCTATGGGTTAAATCCTTCGATTCTAGTTTCGGATATTGCTGTCATCAAAGCGGGACCGTTGGGCCCTTTCTTAGAGGTCATGTGAAAACTATCGAATGTAATCCGGTCTCCTGGGATTGCTATCCCCAGGGCCTTAATTGCACCTTTAGATTTCATCACAAGATTCTGATACGATCCTCGTGTCTGGTCGCAGGTCGATTCAAGCCACAGAGGACTCAAATCGGGGTCTTTGAACCAAGTACTTAGATCGCCCACCTTTAGGATGGTGAACAGGTCTTGCTGACTTCTAAGATTACCCTTAACCAGCTCAGAACGGAATTCCAAAGGTATTATACGGGGAAACCCGTTTTTATCAATGGACATTTTTGTCCCAAGTTGGTCTGGTGTTAGGGGGGATCCGGACAGTGCACGGAGAGACACGACTTTAAGATCTTTGATATAAGCGAGGGTGGATTTCCAACCCCGTGTTTCAACCATCTCTATAAGTCGTTCCTACAACACTAGGCTACCCTTAGTTTCAGAAACGAGGGCAATTAGATTAATTGCCAATCTTTTGAAACGAAAGTTGTTTATAGTTGTAGTATAATCTTCGGACATTGGCCCTGTGCAAGAAATTGTCGTCTTGTTAAACTCAAGATCGTCCAACCATTGGATATGGATTGGGGGATAAGCCCGTCATAGAGCCAACTACCTTCCCGTATGGGGGGTGGGACCGTTCGACCGATCTGGTG